GAACGTGTTACCGCTAGAGTTAATAACGTAATAGATGGTTCCAGGGGACAGGCCTGTAGGCAGTGCAGCCGGATAACCTGTATTTGTAAGGATAACTGGAGAGCCATTGGGCAAACTAAACGCCGCCGTAACCACCGCAGGAGAGGCTATAGTGACCGTAGCCAAGGACGGGTCAACGCCATAACCAGCATCCCAGTAATAGATAGGGCCGCCACGATAGGCATAAACCAAGTCTTCACCAAAGTTGTTTTGGCTCCACAGACGCAGGGCAGATGTAGATGTACCGCCAAAGCCCCAGACACCTGCGCCCCACGTACCAGCACCCCAGCCGGACAGCGGAATCTCGTATGGATCACCTGTGTTAATTTGATAGACAGCGTTTACAGTTGTTCCACCACCAGCCGCCACAGTAGAAGTAGCCGCCGTAGCAGCTACGATTGTGTATGTATTGGGATCAACAAGGGTAATCTGATATTCGCCGTTTAAGTCAAGGCCACCTACAGGAGCTACGTTGCTAAACGTTACAAAGTCACCTGTGATTGCTCCATGAGCTGTATCAGTGACTGTAACTAAGGTAAGTAAGTTGGTTGTGGCAAACGGGTTGCTTAGAATGGCTGTTGCCCGAATGGGCGTAATGTCGTTGTAGTTGCCGCCTACTTCCAAATAGAACTTTAAGTTAGTGCCTACACCAATAATGTTTAAGTTATCTAGCGTGATCCAGTTCCACAATGAACGGCACAGACCTTGGAATGTAGACACAGAAATACGCGCCCAGCCGCCTATTTTCTCAGGCGAGCCTTGGCGGAATCGCACTTTGTCGGACTCATACCAACCACCTTCGTTGGTATAACGGGTGTTCTCCCGGTTAACGCCCGGCTTTAGTACAAGTTTTTTAAGCGCCATGAGCTACCCTTATTTACTGGCAACGCCTTTGGTCTTCTCAAAAGAACGCATACCGGCAATGCCCAAGATGCCTGATAATATCACCCAAAGCTGGTCTGCGTCTAGTACTGGAGGTGGTTCCATACCAGCAGGAATCCAGCCCATAGCTTGCAAGTATTTCCAACACCATTGGAACAGCGGATATAGCAGGAACTGATAGCCCATAGCAGCTACACCGATCCAACCGATGGCTGGACGCCAGCCCGAAACAAACACACTGGATGACGCAGCTTCAATCTTGTTGACCTCAATCTGGGCTAAGTCTGTGGCCTGGTCAATGCGCTTTTCTTCAAGATCAAGCTTACGCTGCTCAATCTCCATTTCCATTTTTTCTTTATCGGTCGTAATCAGGTCGCCTGCAACCTTACCTACGGCTTCAATGATTGATCCAACGGCAAGCAAGCTCATGCTAGACCTTTCAGTGTGCGGTTAATCCAGCCCTTGAGGAACTTGACCTGCACGGGGTTTTTGTTGCATATCTCAACGTAACGGGCAATCTTTGCTAAAGCGTATGACTCTTTGAACCGCTGGCCGTCTGTAACTTGGTTGAGCTTCTCAATAGTTTTTGCACCAATACCGCCGTCAGGGGTAGACCCAACAATCAATTGAGCCAGCTTTACAGCCATGCCTAGCCCTGCGTTTACACCAAAATTAAAGATGGTGTTAGCCACTTCTTGGTTGCTAATCTCATTACCACGCATCTTGTCCCAGAACTCGACACGATAGAACTCCCGCACCATAGGGGTCAGGGAGCCACCAAATTCCTTCTTATCTACCAGCGCCCAGCCGGGCCACTGCGGGTTTTTGTTCCTAGCAATACCAGCGTAGGTCATACCGCCCGTGTCGCCGGGCACTTCGTGAAGGACGTAGCCGCCCTCGTCTTGCATCATCTGTTCAAAAGCAGGTTCAAACTGTGCCATTTCTTTACCCCTTCAAGTCAAAACTAAGATTGGGATGGCGGGGATACTGCACAACACGCTCACCTTCAGGGCATTTGTATTTGATGGTCGCCAGCAAGGTGGCTTTGCCGGGGGCAATTTTTTCTTTTCTCACCATCGTGAGTTGGTATGTGAACGTGTCAATTTCTGGCCCCGCTGGGCCGCTAAACTTGCTTGCCGTAGTGGTTGCTTCATGCACCATACCTGCCGCATCACGGATGCTTGGCGTAAAACTTTCAACAGAACAGTCGTCCCGCTTTTTGATCCGAGCAACCGTCACATTAATGGGCTTACCCGCCTCGGCAACAATTTTAAAATGCTCTGGAGTCCATTCAATGATGGCTCGGTCAAAAAAGCCAAACTTATCGGCAAGCGTGTAACTACCCCCTAGTGCGGCAACACTAGCGGCAACGGCTCCGATGGCTTTGGTAAGGTCAACCATATAAACTCCAACTCCATGCAATTATGTACGTGCCAAAGATCACGAAGGCCACAATAAGGGCCGCCGCAATGAATGCTTCAGCCCAGTCCCACATGGTTAGCTCCACACAAGTATTACTATGCCAGAGCCGCCAAAACCGCCACTTCCGTTTGAACTGCCCCCTCCACCGCCACCACCGCCTGTGTTGACAGTACCCGTAGTACCTCTTGCGGCGCTACCACTACCACCAGCACCGCCACCGCCAGCGCCCCCAGCGCCACCAGCTACTCCAATAGACCCGCCTCCTCCACCGCCGCCAGCGTAGGTCACAGATGCTCCAGTAATAGAAGACGCAGTTCCTGCACCGCCAGCACCAGAATTACCACCACTTGCGTTTGCACCGACAGCACTTGCGCCACCACCGCCGCCAGTAGCACTACCATCTCCTATACCGCCATTATTTCCTTGTGATGGAGATGTAGAGGGCGTATTTCCAAGACCCGCACCAGTTGTATCTCTTGTTCCACCACCAGAGCCACCATTACTGCCGGGTTCAGTACCTGTTGATACATTGTTTGCACCCGCACCACCGCCAGTTGCGGTAATAGAACTAAATACAGAATCGTTCCCGTTTTGCCCATAAGGAGAGCTTGAGCTTGCGGAGCCACCAGCACCTACGGTAATGGTGTAAGGAGTTCCGGCAGTAACGGCTAACCCAGTTGCAGTGCGGAATCCACCAGCACCGCCACCACCGCCATGATTTGTACCACCGCCGCCACCACCGCCAACAACCAAGTATTGGACTTGCGTAGCACCAGCAGGAGCAACCCACACACCAGAAGAATAAAATATTGCTATAGCCTGAGTAGGAGCAATTGGCGTAGTAGGGGCCAATGTGCCTGAAGATGTAAATGTATGCACAACATAAGTGCCGGTTACAGTTACTGTGCCACCAGTGAAATATTGAATTGAGCCGGGGTAGCGAAGAATGACAACGCCTGAACCGCCATTCCCACCAAACCAATTTTGACCCCCACCTCCACCGCCACCAGTGTTTGCGGTTCCAGCGCCGCCTTGAGTTGGTGCGTTAGTTCCATTTCCACCGCCGCCTACACCACCAACACCTAATGTAGTTGCAAAGCCACCACCACCACCGCCAGCGTATGTAGTAACAGTTCCGCTAATAGCACTTGCAATACCAGCACCTCCATTACCGCTAACTGTGCCACCACCTCCAAGTCCAACTGTCCCCGCACCGCCGCCGCCGCCAGAGCGGTCATTATTACCACCAGCGCCGCCAGCGTTGCCTTGTCCTGATATTCCAGAGCCAACGAGTGTGGCACTGCCGCCAGCCCAGCCACCACCGCCAGAGCCACCACTTCCAAGAGTATTGTCATTCCTCATGCCAAACCCGCCACCTGTAGCGGAAATAGAACCAAAAACAGAAGCGGCTCCATTTGTAGCGGTGCTACCACCAGAAGCATTTCCAGTTCCACCAGCGCCAACGGTGACTGTATAAGATGAGCCAGATGTAATTCCTGCATATCCAGCAAGCAATCCACCAGCGCCAGCGCCAGCCGCACCTCCACCGCCACCTCCAGCAACAACCAAATACTCAACAACAGACGGAGGAATGCCCGTCCAAGTCTGGTTCTTCACCGCTTGACTAACCTGACTTAGCGTCCACATTCCACTGTATTGAGCCATGATTATTCCTATTAGGCGGTAACTACTTCAACCCAAGATGTTGTGGGTTCGTCCCATGTAAAGCGTTTGCCTTCTTCAACAGGCATAGGTGTAGGTGCGCCCCACTGACAAGTGCTTTCGTTCAGCAGCCAAGACGCAAATGGCTTGGGAGGGATAAAGGCATCACGGCCTGCATCGTATGTGTAACCAATACCAGCAAAATTCTTACGCAGTGGCGTACCACCTTGTGAGTGAACTCCACCAGAAGTGTTATAACTTGTTTGAACCCAAGATGCTGGATCGCCCCAGTGACCAAGGTTTAAAACGTCCTGCTCGATGACGATGACTTGCGTCACTACACCGTTTTCTACTTTTGCGAAATGTGCCATTTTTGCTCCTTAAAAAGTAATAGTGCCAGAAGATGTGAAAGTATAAATCTGATACCCATCAGAGTAGTTTATCTGAGGGCTTCCTGTTGTGGAAGTGGGTGGTGATTGTGATGAAGGGTAACGAATGATGACGATGCCAGAGCCGCCATTGCCTGAAGTGTAAGTTCCACTACCGCCAACTCCACCACCGCCACCGCCAGTATTTGCAACGCCAGATTTTACGGGTGCGGTTGTTGATCTACCACCATCTCCACCACCGCCTGCACCGCCTAATCCATAAGCAAAACCACTTGTGTTTACCCACACACCACCACCACCGCCACCTGCGTAAAATTTGCGTGTGCCATCAATGGTAGAAACTTGTCCAGTTCCCCCATCACCAGCTTTAGTACCACTACCAGCTAATCCAACACTTCCGCTACCACCGCCACCACCACCAGCATATTCTGTTGCCGAGGTAGTACCAGCACCACCAGCAAATCCTTGTCCAGAAGTTCCAGCACCTGCAGTTCCACTAGAAGATGACCCGCCGCCAGAACCACCACTACCACCATTTTGTGGCGACTGTTCACTACCTCCGTAGCCACCGCCAGTTGCAGTAATAGAACTAAATACGGAATTAACTCCATTGTTGCCCGTTGTGGCTGTTCCAGCGCCCCCAGCACCCACAGTAATAGTTAATGCAGAACCCGCAGTAACTGCAAATCCAGCCGCAGTTAATAATCCACCAGCACCGCCACCACCACCGCCATTGTATGAAGTTGACCCACCTCCAGAAGCGCCACCAGCAACTACAAGATATTCAACTTCGGTAGCTGTACCAGACAGTGGGTTAAAGGTTGCGGAAAGGAATCCACCTAATAAAGTTTGACTCATGCTTTGTCCTTAGAAGGTGATTGAACCCGATGAGTTAAATGTGTAAATTGTTCTACCGCCGCTTGTGGTAACTGTAGGTGATCCAGTTGTAGATGCCGCCGCTTGAGGTGCGCTAATAATAACTACGCCAGAACCCCCAGCGCCAGCAGTTGCGCGACTACCGCCACCACCTCCGCCAGTATTTGCTGTGCCTGCTGTTGCATTTGTTGCAGTTGAGCCAACTGTGGCCCCGCCATTACCACCACCTCCAGCGCCGCCAGTACCACCTGCTCTACTTACACCGTTGTTTTGTGCTGACCCTCCACCACCGCCACCGTAAGTTACCGATGAACCTGTAATAGAAGATGCAGAACCATCTCCACCATTGCCACCGACTTCTCCAACAGCATTAACTCCGACAGCGCTTGCGCCACCACCACCACTACCACCTGATGCAGTGATTGAACTACCACCATTATTTCCTTGTGCTGGTGAAGTAATACCAGAGCCGCCTAAACTTGATTCATAGCCCCCGCCGCCAGAGCCACCATTACCATCGTAAGATGAAAATTTGCGACCACCACCGCCACCTATTGAAGTGATTATGCTAAATACAGAATTAGTACCAGCATCACCATACTGATTGCTTCCAGCGGCACCGCCCGCTCCAACAGTAACTGTAATTGCAGAACCCGCAGTAACCGCAAACCCAGATTCTGCTCTATAACCACCAGCGCCGCCACCGCCAACACCGCCAGCGCCAGTTCCACCAGCACCGCCACCACCACCAGCGACTACAAGATAATTTAACAAAATTAAAGTAGTTGGCGTAGTTGGCGCTAATGTTCCAGAAGATGTAAAAATGTGACTTACATATCCATTTGAGCCAATAACAGTACCACCAGTGTAAAACTGAATTGTGCCGGGGTATCTGACTATTACGATGCCTGAACCGCCAGCCGCGCCAGCGCCACTACCGCTATTCCATTGTCCACCACCGCCACCGCCTGTGTTAACTGTTCCGGCAGTATTATCATTAGCATTTAAAGCAGTTACTGTTCTACCGCCACCTCCAACACCACCCACACCAGCATTAGTACCGCCCGCTCCACCGCCAGCATAAGCGGTTACAGAACCGGTAATAGATGATGCAATACCTGCACCGCCACTGCCAATAGAAGGAACTGCTATAGTTCCTGCGCCACCACCGCCACCGTAAAGGACTCCGCCAGCATTACCTTGACCTGAAACTCCAGCACCACCAACTTTTGGGGTGTTAGATGCTCCGCCCCCTGATCCACCAGCCAGACCATTGCGGGATGTTCCTCCACCACCTGAACCTCCAGCCCCACCACCACCACCTATAGAAGTAATAGAACCAAAAACGGAATCAAAACCTAATCCACCATCATTTGCCGCTCCGCTTGCGCCACCGGCCCCACCACTACCAACAGTAACCGTATAAGAGGAGCCAGCCGCAACAGGAAAAATACCCGTCAATAAACCACCAGCGCCACCGCCACCAGAAGCATCGCCACTAACGCCTCCTCCTCCGCCGCCACCAGCAACGCAAAGGTACTCTACAAATTGAGGCGGATTAAATGCTGACCATGCGCCTTGACGTATGGCTTGGTTAACTTGCTTGAGGGTAAAAAGACCTTGTGCCATATATCCTCAGAATGTAATTGTTCCAGATGCAATAAATGTGTACACGCGCCATGCGCCAGATATAACCATTTCAGGAGAGCCTGTTGTTGATGCAGCAGGAGCTAAGTAAGATGGATAACGAATAATGACGATGCCAGAGCCTCCTGCGCCTCCAGAGTATCCAGAACCACTAGACCCAGAACCGCCACCACCGCCACCGCCTGTATTAGAAAAACCAGAAAAAGCAGTTGTATCCGAAATATTGCTTCCATTGCCCCCGCCAGCCACTCCTAAACCGGGGGTTGAGCCTGTATAAAAGCCACCGCCACCGCCGCCAGCGTATTGAATTTGTGCGCCAGATATGGATGATGTTATGCCAGTGCCACCATTACCGGGCAAGGTGGATGAACCATTTGTTCCTGTAGAACCCGCACCGCCACCGCCAGCACCATGATAATTAGAGCCAGAAAAACCTGTGCCACCAGCATTTCCTTGCCCAGATGTGCCTGCTCCACCAATATTGATACCATCGACAAAATTCGGCCCGCCAGAACCGCCGCCTCCTGAGCCGCCAGTTACTCCAATATTTGTGTTGCTATTTGAGTTACTACCGCCCCCACCACCTCCAGTAGCGGTTATAGAACCAAAAACAGAATTACTACCATTGGTTCCTTGGAATGAAGTATTGCTAGAGCCACTACCACCAGCGCCTACAGTTACAGTTATAGAAGAGCCAATAGTTACAGCAAAACCTGTTGCGGTAAGCAAGCCACCGCCTCCGCCACCTCCAGCGCCACGAATACCGCCGCCACCCCCGCCAGCCACGACAAGGTATTCTACCGCTGTGACAGGGTAGTTAATGCCGTTTAAACCGGCTGAGAGAATCCCGCCAACTTTACTAAGAGACATGATTGCCTCCGATCAAGAAATAACTTCGTAGCTGATCGTGTAAGTGATGCCGCTGGCTGTACCAGATGTAACAATAATTGAAGAGCCTTCCATCAAATAGATGGATGACGTTTTATCAACAACAATTAAAGAAGCATCAGGAGGGACAGACACTGTAGAAGCAACTGGATAGGCCGTCCCGCCTGAAGGAGCAGAGCCTTGAGCCACAGCACCATTAGTGTAGATAGCCACTGTGGTATCTACTGCCGCAGAACCATTTACGTTAGCTGCAACGATCTGGTTGATCTTGAAGACCTGACCGCTAGAAGCCGCATTAGGAACCAAAACCACTGCGGTTGTTGCGCTAGGTGTGAGGTATGTTGTTGTGCCCGAAGCTGTGGTCGCGGCTAAAAGATTAGGATTTGCCATGTTGGTTCCTTAAATACTGAAGATGAAGTTAATCATAGTGGCTTTGGCCTGAGAAAGACCAGAAGCTCCGGGGGTTGAAGATACCCAAGTTGTACCATTAGAGGTCAATACATTACCGTTTGTGCTGGGTGCAACAAAGCTGGGTGTGGATGTTCCGTTACCCAGAATTACGTTGTTAGCAGTCAGAGTGGTTAGACCTGTACCGCCTTGGTCAACACCAAGAGTACCTGTAGATACTAAGTTCTTACTGCCGTTTGTAAATACAGGCTTGCTGGCTGTCAGTGAAGAGTCAATGATGTCATTAGCGGTCAGCGTTGTGCCGTCAAAGGTCAGGTTAGCTGAAGCACCAAATGAACCAGAGCTATTAAACTGAACCTGTGTATTGGAACCTGCCGCAGAGCCACCGCCTACGTTTACAAAATCAGAGCCGTTCCAAGCAATGATTGCCCGTGTTCCAGCCGCAACCGTTACGCCAGTCGTGGGAGATGTGGGGCCACCGCGAACTGTGATTGCAAAACCGCCAGACGTATCGTTGATAACAACATAGGTCTTAGACTGCTTGGGGGTGTTAATGTTACGCGCCGCTGTACGTGCGCCCGTGCACAGAAGAACTGCATACTGAGAGCTTGTAGATGTCAGGCCGGTGCTTGCAGCAGTGCCGGTTGTAAGCGTCAGTGTAACGTCTGCATCTGTTGAAACTGTCTGCGTACCCGCAACAGCAACGTCAACAATTTGGGAAATGGCGTTATTGACTGTGTCGCCCCAAGTACCAGATAAAGTACCTGTGGTCGGTAGCGTCAAGCCAATTAGCGAGGTATTTGCCATCTATTGCTCCTACTGAGTAGAAATTTGTGTCCAACCGGGCGATTCTGTATTATCAACAACAGCCCAGCCCGGTGTTTGCGGATTGCTGATATTTTGCCATGTAACGCCTTGTGTGTCATCAATAATTTCCCACAAGTATCGCCCACCATTTGTTTCTGTTATTGCCATCGTTTCCGAACGGCTTACTTGGTAGTTTGCACCACCATTGTTTGTATCCGTGATTACAACAGATTCGTCTAAAAACTCTGTGTAATACGTTCCTACAGTCGTTCCCTCTGCAATACCCATCGTTTCGTTGATGGTCATAATCAGCACAGCCACCTGTGCTTCTGCTATTGCAATCGACTCCGATATATCACCTAAGAATGTAGCAACCGCTGTCTGTACATCCACAATACCCGCTGAATCCGACACGCTCTCGTTGTAACTTGTCTGCGCTGCGTTTACATCCGTAATTGCCTGACTCTCTGCCACACTTTCGTTGTAGCTGGTTATCGCCGCATTTGCATCAGCAATAGACATTGTTTCAGATACAGACCCTGCAAAGTTAGCAACAACAGACTGGTCTTCAGCAATAGCGGCAGACTCAGACACCGCCACATTCATTGTCAGAGCTACAGTCTGAATATCCTGAATGCCTTCTGTACCGCCCCACAGCCCAGAACCCCAAGTATCCGCACCCCAAGCCGTCCCATTAGTCAACGACTCTTCAATACTTACTTCAATAAAAAACCCAGCCGCAGGTGAATCAGCAAGTAGGGCGGTTTCTGTAACGCTGACAGGGAAAGTCTCTCCCCCGCCCCATGCGTTCTCACCCCATGTGCCGTCACCCCAAGCTAACGCCATATCAAGTCAGTGTTAATGTGTATGTAACCGCAATCGTGTCGCCGTTAACAACAGCCTTAGAACTAGAAAAATCACCAGCAGAGAACAATGTGCCAGTGGTTGAGTCTTTAGTTGCGCTACCGCCAATGTTGATAAAGCAACCCGCCACAGTACCTGTACTGGTCATAGAGAATGACACGGCAGAAGACGTAGCCTTGCTACCAGCAGCTGCTGAAGCAAATGAAGGCGTAGGACGGTTGCCAGAATAAGCAGGAGCGTTAGTGCCACCTACTTCTAACCAGCCGGGGTGAGAAGCCTGCGTATCTGTGGCAGCTACAGTACCCGTACCCTTTAATCCCATTACAACTGCGCCAGCGGCTGAGTTGCCAAGGATGGTGTCCAAGGTCAAGTTTTTGCCTACAGTCACAACCAAGTTCTCAATAGGCTCTTCCCATTTGATGAAGCCATCAATGCTGTAGCAAACAGCATGGTAGTAACCTTCAATTGCCATCGCATCAGCAGGCGTTGTGTTGTATTTTGTGATTGCTGCCACTTGATCGGTAGCAGTGATTTTGTCCAAGCTCATGTGAGGCTCCTTAATTAGAACTACGAATTAACGAAGTGGTTGGGCCATTTACTGGCATTGTGATTGTAAAAGTTGTCGTTGACGTTTTGTCAGACCCAAAGTCCAGCACGGCCACAGACTTGTTACCTTGAGTTACGTTGTAAATCAAAGCGCACCTGGCTGTCAAAGCGGCAGTCCAAGATACATTAGGAAACCCAACATAGGCCGTATAACCAGAAGATGCTACTGTGATCGGCGTCAGAATAGACCCACCAGCTGAGTAACCAGATGCCACTACTTCATTGGTAGACGAGTAAATCGTGGTTGCTTCGTTGAGATCGGCGCTGGCCGTGTACAAAGCAATCTTGATAACGTCTGTAGTAAGGTCGTGAATACCTTGGTACAGCTCTGCCTTGAAGCTTGTGGTCTGGGTCTGAACAATACTCATGAGACTGCAACCCTAACTTGGCCATCGCGGTATGCGTCAGCCCTTTGTTTACCATCACCCAAGTTCTTGAGAAGCGCCATAGCCTGAACATAACGCTCTTGATACAGCTTATACATTCCATCTTCGGGCGAACTCTTCATGTATGTACCGGCCTCAGACAGAGTTCCATACAGCAATGCAGAGTCAAAGTTATCACCCAGCCATGTGGTCAAGGCAGTGACAATAGACTCTGGGTAGTAATAGTAATGCAGTTCTGCGTTGTAATTTGCGTTTGGCGTAGGGCCAAGAATGAATGACAGCTCATTAACGTTGGCTGACTGGGGGCCAAAGATGGCATAGTGACGGGGTTCTGAAACCTGTGCGCTCAGTGGATATGCCTCGCGCATGAAGTTCACATCTTTATTCAAAAGGTACAAATAGTCGCCTTGGAACGCAACCGCGCCATTCACTGTACCGCTATTAGCCACTGTTAATGTGATTGTGGTTCCGCTGATGCTACGAACAATGGCGTTAGTGCCAATGTTTGTGCCTGTGACCTGCTGACCTACAGCAATACCTGTAGCACTGGCCACAACAATTGTCTTGGCAGCAGATGTACCAGTCGCTGTTGTTGCGTTGTACGGGTAGATAGCAAGGCTGTATGTCGAGAGAAAATCCTCTGGACAAGCCAAGTACTTATTGCCGGTTGACAAAACGCCCGTGACATTCTTACGCAAGTTGGCAATCTGCACCGTGTTATAGATGCGTTGCTCCGCCTGCTTGATCATTGTATTGATCGTAGTCGTGTCAAACGTGTTCTGCGTGTAGTCAACTACCGCAGCTACAAGTTGGGCGTATGTTAGTGCCATAATTTAAGCCATCGGGCCGCGAGACATCAAACCTTTAGTGGCCGCGCCAGTGCCGCGCATCTTAATGCCGGACGTCTTAGGCTCACCACCAGATGATTTGTTGATATTACCAACAGTCATCTCTACTGTATCAGCACGGCTCAAGTTTTTACCAGAGCCAGGATTTTCTTTAGCAGCGACTTTCTCGCCCTTCATTGTGTGCGGAGGAGCGTAGACTTTGGCATCGCCAACTTCTTTGCCCATCATCATCTTGCTGTATTTAGCCATGTTAGCCTCGCTTCTGTGCGGCAATCTTTGCCAAATTACGACCCATAGTCTTCATGTCAGAGTTGGTTTTACCCTTACCCTTACCTGTTCCGCCCTTTGTTTCTTTGACAGAATGACCGCTGTTAGGGAAGATGTGAACATCAGTCTTACCTTTTTTAGCGACTCCGTCTGCTGATCGTGTGTATGCCATGTTTAGCTCCTATGAAACTGTTATCGTTACTGTACCAACAAATGCCGTTGCAACCAAGTAGTTAGGTGTTAAATATTCATCAAAACCACTAGCTCCACCAACCGGATTCCAACCCCACTGGATGTCCCGTGAGCCACCAGTCAAATTACCTGCTGCATTCAAACCCGCCGTCACATACGTTGTGTCTGGCCGTGGCTGATACAAAGCCTGCGGATCATAAACAGGATACATACCCAGCTGCAACTGCGGCTGATCTGGATCCCAGCAAGCTTCACAAACCTTTAGCTGATAAAGCTTGGTCTTGATAACCTCCATCTTTAACTGCTTTAACTTGTAACGCTGCCCACACCGATCACATTCGGCAATAGCATATTTACCGGATGCAAACGGTGTTGCCATTAAGTACCACCACCAATGAACGCTATACGAGGCACCAACCTCAATGTAGCCTTCTCGCGATCTTCTTGAGCCGCCAAAGTATATTGTTCGTCATAGACCCGCTTAAGCATATCCAGGCGGCCCTGCAGTTCAGGCACCTTCATGGCTATGTAGTAGGCTAATCCGGCCACTACGCATGGCAGAAAGCGGAAATTCATATCGGATGTCTGTATACCAGCGCCAGCGTCTTGGATGCGGCGCATTCTGTAGTACACAAACTGGTACTGCTGTGAGTTATCAGGCGTAGGCCACACCGTTACAGCGGGCAACTGGGGCACAAACACCGCAGTTCCATCTGTTTGTGCAGCAGCTGTTGTATTGTTTTGGCCACGGAATACGCCGCCCAGAACATTACCACTGATATAAGTGTAGTAAATGTCTTCAGTGCCCAAACGAATGTATCCAGACCCAGCTAGTCCAACCACCGAACTAAGCGTGATTGATGTATCGGTCGATGTGATGTTGCCACTAAGTACAATGTCAGTGGGATTAGTTTCACCAGAAAGACGCTGAATCCAGACTTGGA